ACCATACATAGTGCTAGCAATTATTTTAATCAAGTGTAATTTTTTGCTAGCAAAGGTATTGCAAAGTTGCTAGCAAGCATTTAATGTAATCTTACAGCAAGAGGAGAGCCACATGACAATCGACGAAATCAAATCCGCAATTGCCAAGGAGACCAGTTTCATTGACAATAAATTAAAGGTCATTGACGAACTGAAAAAATACTATGGAGAGGGTGTTCGATCATCATCGGCCAGCGCCGACATAGGAATGGAAGCAGCCATGCTGCAAACCTCAATTGCAACCCGCAAAAACTTTGAGCAGTTACTGAAGGAGATGACAGATGAAAGCTGATTGGGAAGACTATGTAATTATCATCAGCGCGTTTGTCGCTGCAAACGCATGGATCGCAGGCATTGTGTGGGGGTGGTGGTGAGCGAACTAACTCCTGCCGATCAGGCCATACTGCAATACCTGCGCACTCAAGTGGATCGCCTGCAAGATGAGCGGTATCGGCAGGACGCGAGGCCGAGCATTGCCAATGAGCTTCAGATTGCCCAGCGTGACCTGAAGCAATACACATCTGACCTTAGAAAAAAAGGATACAATATATAATGGTCAAAGTAGTAGACGTTGAAATAAACTTCATGTCATTTAAACGCGCATTTAATCGGGAACCCACCGAGGCAGAGATGGGCGCCCTTATGAGACTGAACGCCAAAAGAAACGAGGGGCAATGCGGCGGCAAGAATACAATTGCAAAGATTGACAGGCGCCTTGCGTCAGCATCCAAGGCTCGGGATTACATTAAAAGCCAGCCGCTCAAGCGCAACATCGTAGTCACCCGCACTGCTTGGTCTGTTAATTACCTGCTCAAGTTGGAATTGAACAAATCACAAATCATGGACGTTCTGCACATAAGTGAGATCGCTTATGATCGGGCCGTCAAGCAATACAATCTGCCGCGTGACGGGATTGAGAGAAGGTTTAAAAATGAAAAGAGATGAGATATTAAAAGAAGCAGCGCGCATAATCAGCACCGAAAGGGCAGACGATTATGGGCCGGCAGATGAATCGTTCAAGCGCATTGCTCGGCTTTGGACATCTTATCTTGATGTGGCTGTTAGCCCTATGGACGTTGCCAACATGTATATTTTAAGCAAGGTGCAGCGAACTCTCATGTCTCCAGCTAAAGAGGATACATGGCTGGACATCTGTGGCTATGCTGCATTGGCAGGCGAGATGATGACCAATGAAAAGTAAATTTACAGAACATGAGGTTCATATAGCTGGCCTAGTTGGGGCTATCTTTGGCTTCATTAGCGGCGCTGGCTTGATGGCGCTCATTGCAATTATATTCTAACAAAAACCCTCGCAACCAAAGTTGCGAGGGCTTTTGTAACTAACGACGAGTGGTGACCAAACCTCCCGCTTCATGAAAAATCTTACTTTGATTGTTAAATCATTGCAAGATAAAATATCGTGTGAGTGGCCGCTTTAACGAATGTGACGCATTTGGTAGAGCGCGACCAACAAAAACCGACCAAGCCCCGTGGCATCGAATGGTTGTATGTTAGTGGAAAGCCACCCACTAGATATTTATAGCAGCGCATAAAATTGCTTCAAGCTTTTTATGCGCTGCTTTTCTTTTTATTCATCATGGAAATTCGCTTGCCTTTTGCAACGGCTTCGCTCTTCGATGACGCTCCCCAAGCTTTCAAAGATTTAAGGAGCGGCGTGTCCGTGCCGTCTTTCTTCTTTGTCGGCCCAGGCATCTTGCCCATGCGTTGCAGGAAGGCTGCGCGCCGGCCACTGTTGCCGGTTCTTTCTGGTGACGCGCCCATGTTAGGCAGTCCTGTTCATCATTGACTTCTTTTTCTTGGCGGTCTTCTCGCTATTTTTAAAAGCCTGCGCGGTTGGTGCGCCGGCAGATCCAGGCTTCCGCATTTTCTCACCAGATCCAGCGGCAATGCGCTTTTTCTTTTTGTGAATATTTGAGTACAAACCATCTTTAGCCATTTAACCATTCTCCTACGTTAAAGCCTGGGCAGGCTTTGCTTGCATAATCATTGTGACCCGAGACCGTTTCAATCTTTGGGTGCTTTTCTTTGTATTGTGCAATCAACTTTCGCAAAGCTGCATCCTGCTCTGCCGTAAAGTTATCTTCAAACTTGCCATTGGCTACACCGCCGCGACCACCGACTAAGCTTACGCCTAGAGTTGTAGAGTTTCGGCCAGCAACGTGCGCGCCTTTGCGATCATCTGATCGGCCATGCGCAACTGATCCATCACGATGCACAATGGCATGGTAACCTATGTCAGACCAGCCTCGCTCCTCAGTGTGCCACCGGCGGATCTCAGCAACAACATCTTCAGCCGACTTGCTTTCGTACCACTTAGCGTTTGTTGCTGTGCAATGCACAACGATTTCATTTATTAGCCTCATTTAGATACTCCTTTCACTCGCTCAAAACTTCGCATGCCAGCTAATCCAAGCATGCCTGTAAGCACTGGCAGCATAACGGACATGTCCGCTTGTGGCACAATGAATCCAAACCCCGCTGCCATTGGCGAGATAAGAAAGTTGACGGCCAGACCCAAGACGCACACATAGCCACACAGGGGGCGCCAGGATGCTTGGAACCAGTTGCCTTTAGCCTCGGCCTTGTTGACTTCTATCTGCGCTAGGAGGGCTTCCTGCGCGTGCTTATCGGCCATCGTACTCAACTCATGCCCCAAGCGTGCCGCCTGATCTTTGTCTTGGATGAACTTACCAGCAAGCTCTGTTGCTGGCCCTATAAGTGCGCTTAATATACCCATTACTTTCTCCCCATCCATGCTGTTGCGCCCATGAAAGCGCCGACAATGCCAGCGCCAGAAATGTAGAATAGATTGCTTATGTCGCTCAGTGCTGTAACGCGGTCCAAAGGTATAAAGAACATTGTAACCGTAAAGACGCCCATGCCTATCAGTGTCCAACGGGCCATGCGAAGCTGGGCCAGGTGTTTGCGCAGCGCATCCTCTGTTTCCCTAATCTCTTTGGCCTTTGCCATCTCAGAGTCAGAGACAACGCCATCGCCATCCATATCGTAGGCGTCATACTTCGACTGATCTTCCAACTTCTTTGCCGCCATCTTTTACACTCCTGGCATACGCTATCGCATAATGCTTGTGATGCGTTATTATAACAACTTTTCCGTCTTTGTCATATACAACATAATCACCCTTCTTATTTTGGTATAACCTCAAAGCAATACACCGTCGTCTGGCTTGTGGTTATCAAGACCTTTGCATCTTCAAGTGCTTCCTCGCACTCGTTCTCAGTGGGAAACTGATTGAGTTGATAGTGTTCAATGTTGTTATTGATGACTTGAAACCATATTAAAAACCACAATCTACCATCTCCCCTGATGCTTGCCCCAGAAATAGAACGCCAGAAACAGCAAGCCACCACTGATCGCAAAAGCAATAATGCTGACAGTCCAATTTATAAGATTATCAATAAACTCTTGCTTGGCATACGCTGCCTCTTTACGAATTCTACGCTGCTCCGCCTCAATTCTTAGCACCTCTTCCCAAGCCGAGGGGCCGTAAACGAAACTGATTTCGTCTTTGATGGATTGCCTCATTTCGTCAAAAACGCGGCGCTGGTTCCATATCAACACAGCGTTTTCTTCATCTGATCCTTTGAAAGTCTTTTCCCACCAAGGCGGGTTCTTAGACCTTTCCTCAATCTTATTGAAATCAGAGAACGCTTTTCCCCAAGTCGCCAAGCTGTTGCCCATAGACTGAAGGTCTTGACCCGTGGATATAGCTGCCTTGAGCGTCTTATAAGCGCCTGTGGCAAGAGCAACACAGCTAATCGGATCCATAGGACTAGCCCATCTTAGTCAGAACTGCGAGCAAGAGTGCAATGATAAACCCAGCCGTTCCAATTAGGATAGCCTCCAGCCTCTTAATCCTGATGAAGACCTCTTTAAATTGTATCGAAGCCTGCGTTGAGAGAGCCACCACATCCTTCTCGACAATATCAATACGCTCATGCGCAGATGCTACTGTACGTTTGTCCATTGTATTACCTTATCCGTTTAATGCGTCGAGGTCATCCCAAACACGTTGAGCATGTGCAGCAGCATCGAAAGCAACCGTTGCATCAGGATCGTCGGGGTCTGGGTCTGTCCAGCTATTTGCTGACGCTTGCGCCGCCAGATAGGTCTGCAAGTTTGCTTTGGATGTGACCTCTTCAATCGCGCCAGATACGTCTGCGCCATCCGCTGAAATGCCAATCATAATCCAATCTTGCGGCGAGGCTGTATCAGGGTCAGCAACAGCGTACATGCCGCCAGTTGATTGCGGAACGCCAAACGTCAGCCACGTTGGGATAGTCCCATCCGCTTCAA